GGCAAAGGGCTTGACCGGCCCGGCGCTCGATACCGCCATGACAACCTTCCGCGCCGACCCCCGCTATCAGGCGCTCTCGGCTCGCGCACGTAATCAGGATGCCCCGGCGCTGACGACGGCCGGCCGCGATCGACTGGCAGGCAAGACCGCAGCCCCGGCCGCACCAACGAAGCGCGAGCAAATCCGGGCAGCGGCGCAGCGTGCGGTTGACGAAGCGGGCACGGGGGCCGGCGGTTTCGGCAACGCTTTTGCAGCGGCGACGCGGCGCTACATGTTCGGAATTCCCGAGCGGATCGCGGCGAGTGGCCTCTATGCGACCCAAAAGGGCAATAATTCCTACAGCGACGTGTTGCAGCTTGTCCGCGATAAAACCGATATCGAGATGGGGCAGAGCACGCCAGGCAATATTGCCGGTAGCGTTGTTGGTTCCGTCGCGAGCGGCCGGGCCGTTACCGGGGCTCTTGCGCCTGTCGCTGCCCGGATGGGCGTCGCTGCGTCGCCAGTAATTTCGCGCACCGGGAATTTCCTGCAAAATCTCATGAACCTGCGAAAAGGGCAAACCTTGGCGAATGCCGGAAAGGTCATCACGACCGGTGCAGCCGGCGGGGCCACGCAGGCCGTGGGCGAGGGCTCTGACCCCGTCAAGGGCGCTGCATACGGCGCCGGGGGCGCAACGGTGCTCGGGACCGGGTTCAAGGCCGCGCAGGTGCTCACCCGGCCATTCCGGGACGTTGTCCGGCTGTCCAGCGCCGGCCGCATCCTCTCGCGCCTGACGACGGCCACGACGGACCAGCTTTCCGCCCGTGCCGCCGCCTATCGCCAGGCGACCGGCGCAGAGCCCACGCTTTTCGAATTGCTGCCCCTTGCCGACCGCAACAAAATTCTCAAGCAAGCGGTTGTCGGCCGCGATGGTGTCGTGGAAGCGACTTCGGACGCCATCCGCGCCCGTGCAGCAAATCTCGGGCCGGAAATGTCCGCTCGGGCTCGGGCGATCCTTCAGCCCCGCCGGGAAGCTATCACGGCCGGAATGCGCCGGGACCTGACCCAAGCTCGCGGCGGTACGCCTGATGCCGGCGATGCCGCCTTGGCCGGCAATGCGGCGCACTCGCCCACGGACATGCTCGAACTGCGCGACGCCGAAGCCCGCGCGATTATGGGGCCACACGAAAATACGCCCGTCGTGGATAATCTTGACGAGCTTTACCCGTCCGTTCCGTCGCCGGATGGCACCGCGCGGATTTCGACGGACCCGGAAGTTTCGGCGGTCATCCGCTCTGCCGCCAGCACGTTGACGCGCCGTGCAGAAAATGCCGGTATTTCGGCGGGCGAAATCTCGAACATGATTTCCACGCTGCAAGGCGATTTGGGCCGGGGCGGTATCGAAGGGCGCACGGCGGAACGGGCGATTGCCCATCTGCACGATATGCTCGACGAAGCCGCACCGGAAGCCGGCGCCGCCGCCAGGGAAATGAACGCTGCCTATGCCGCTCGATCGCGCATGGCAGAGGGCATGCAGGAAGGCGCGGCTACCCGGATGCGTGACGACGTACAGGTAGGCACGAGCCGCCGCGAGGCACGCCGTGTCCGCAACGCCTATGACAGCGCTGAAGGCACGTCCGGCCGCGCGCTAGGGCAAGGAAATCGCGTGCTCGGAAATCTGGAAGGATCGCCGGAAGAGGCTTTGCGGGCGACCGTGGGCATGAGCCGGAATTCCACCGGCCGGCAGCTTGCGCAGAATGTCGGGGCCGACGAAGCAAATCAAATCATGGCGGCGGCGCGCGCACAGGACACGAGCGCCCAAGCGTTGGCTTCCGCATCACAGACGGCGCAATCCGGCGGTGGGGAAGCGGCCAACGCGGAAACACTCGTGTCGGCGCTTGCCGGGCTGCACCCGTCGTCTTTCATCACGACGAAGGCCGGGGCCATCCGCAAATTGCTGGATATGACCTATATTCCCGAATCTCGTGCTCGAACCATGGTGGACATGATTTTCTCGCAAAATCCCGCCATGGTGCGGCGTGCGATTTCCGCAGTCGGGAACGAGAAAAACGGCGCCACCTTCCTGAAATACCTGTCGGGTGTCACAGGCATGACTGCCGGCGGCGTTGGTGCCGCTGCGGAACCGGAAAATACCGGCCCTAGCGTCGAAGATGATTTGCAGGCTGACGAGAATATTCCGTCTGCCGCAGCCGATATCGGTGACGAAGAGCCTGACGCCAGCGCGGCCGGCCCGGTGGACGAAAGCAACAGCCCCTATTCGGCGCAGCTTCAGTCGATTTACGACAATGAAAGCCCGGAAATGCTGGACCTGATTTCGCGGGTTTCCGGTCAGGAGAGCGGCGATAGTCAATTCGATGAAAGCGGCGCGCCGATCACGTCGAGCGCAGGGGCGATCGGCGTTATGCAGGTCATGCCCGACACGGCGCCGGAAGCTGCCAGGCTTGCCGGCGTGCCCTTCGACGATAATGCCTATCGAAATGATGCCGCCTATAATAAGCTGATCGGCATTGCCTATTTGTCCGAATTGCTGCGCCGCTATGACGGTGACGTAGCCAAAGCCACGGCGGCTTATAATGCCGGGCCGGGTCGCATTGAAGCCGCACTAAAATCCCACGGTGAAAATTGGCTCGCAGCGGTCCCGGCGGAAACTCAGGATTATGTCCGCAAAGTAGCATAGCGAGGATAGCAACGTGGATATTTGGGGCGCAGCACCGTTTGCAATAGTGACCGCTTTAGTCGGCTGGATCGGTGCGGCTTGGAAGTATCGCGACGCGAAGCGGGACAAAAAGGAAGAAAAGGACGATCGGCTGGAAATCCATCAGGACAATCTTACCTTCCAACTCTTGCAGGCGGCACGCAGCGAAGTGAGCGTAGCCTATACGGAAATGAAGGGGGTTCGCGAAGAACTGCGCAATTTGCGGGATTTGGAAAAGCACTTCTTCTATTTCCAGCAATCGCTGGATCACCTTGAGGCGGTATTGTTTGCCGAGACGCCGGCCATCCGCAAGATTGCTGAACGGGCTGCGATTGCTTTCCTGAAGCGCATGCGTAGGCTGAACAGCGCCAAAGGGACGATCCGGAACGAAGTACAAGCATCCGACTCAACTCTGTATATGGCGGACAGAAAGATTACAGATATAGAGGATGGGATTTTACCCCAAAAGCCGGAGGATGTATGAATTTTTGGCAATTTCTGGATAAGCAGTTTAGCCAAATCCGAACAGAACACGTCGCAGGCGCGGGCGTGTTCTTACTCACCGCCGTTGTTCTTCTAATGTTGAGGAACGACCCGGCCCTTGCAAACAATGACCTGTTCAAAACGCTCGCGCAGGCGATCGTCGTCCAGGGCCTTGTAGGGTTAGCAATGGCGGCGTGGTTTACCAAGCGCGCTAGCGACAACGGAGACAAGAAATGAAGTTTGCAATCCTAGCCCTCGCGGGCGCCACGATGCTCGCCGGCTGCGCCGATCGCCAGTTGACCGACTATATCTGCACGCACCAGATTTCGACAGTTGCCGGGGCGAATTTCGCACTCGCCAACGCCGACAAGATCAAGGACGAGACGCTGCGCAATGCGTCGATCGCTACGGCGAATATTCAGCTTGCGCTGGTGAAGGCGTGCCCGAATTCGATCATTCCGGCCGACGCCGTCACGGTATCGATCAGCCCGGAAATGCTCGCGACCGATCCAATCGCCGCGCCGCCGCAACTGCGTTAATACCTACAGGAAATTTCGGCCATAGTGGCCGATCAAGGCAGCCTCGGCGCGACCATCATCCTTGACGCGCACGAGGCTGCTAGCCGTTCCGGGGTATATCGTCCGGCATTTCTCCCGGCTCGCGCCCTTGCCACTGTTGAGCAGCCCGAGCTTGGCTTTCCACACTGCCGGCGTCACGAATTCCACGCGCGGCCGGGGACGGACACCTAGAGCGATCGCGTGGGCGAAGCGCAGTGTCCCCCCGAAATTGAACATGCTCTGCACGCCCTGTTTCACGCCGTTTTGTCCGGCCGTCACAAGCTCGATCATTACCAGATCGACGCCGGCAAATTCCAGCGCGTTCGACCATTCGGTACTCCATTGCGACCAGGCCGGCACGTCTTTTCCCTTCACCTCGACACGGGGCACGTCATAAAATTCATGGAAGCCATCGGGGAACGAGATTGCGAGGGCGCCGGTTTTACCCGGATCGATGCCGGCGATGATCATGTCTGTCGCTCCGCCTGCTTCAGGATGATTTTCCCATCCTCGATATAATCGATTTTCCACCAGATATTGCGCTCCGGGTAGGGAGCGGAGGGAATGCGAAAAGCTTGATCGCCTATTTCGCTCGCAGCTTCCTCTACAGTTTTCACCGTCACATCAGAAGGGCTCATGGCTCCCACTTTCTGCCGCACTTATCGCAGCGCATTCCCCGGCCGACAAAGAAAATAGGAGGGTCGCCGACTTCATACCAATCGACCCGCCACCAGAAATGGTGCAAAAGGTTGCACCAGATTTCGCTAAAACGGCTCATTAGTATTCTCCATTGCGGACATGAAAGGCTTCAGCCATTCGGGCGGCTCATAGAACGGAACGGCGTCGGGGTGGATTTCCTGCCCGGCCGGCGCCTGCTCGATTCCGATCGCCACGAATAGCCAATGTTGTCTGTCGGCCGACGATTGCTGTGCCTTGGCTTTCAGCCGGCCGTTTAACTCGTCTAGGTTCTCAAGCTGCGTTTGCCCGGTCACGTGCTCCACACAGAGCGTGTTAGGGCCGGCCGGGCAACAGTGGCCCGCCTGGTTCGATCCGAGCGCCAGCCCCTTGATATGGACCGCCGACCAACGGTGCGCAGCCCAACGCTCCCCGGCATACCAGAACGCGCCGTAGCGGGCCGAATTGCCGTGGCCGGCTGACGTGCCCCCGGTCCACAGCACGCAGCCCGTGAGCGGGTCGAAGCGGCACTTCATGGCGAAGCGTTCGAGCGCCGGGCGATAACGGTGATTTTCCTCGCCCTGGTAGATTTTATTTGGCCGGGCCATTATTTCGCATACCTGAACATGCTGCTCACCTCTGCCTTGACCTTGAATTTCCGCTCAAGCGCCCAAGGCTCGATATCCTCTGCGATTTGTTTTACCATCTCGCATAGGCCCGGCCGGTCGCGCTCTTCGAAAACCAACTCATCGTGAACCCGGAAAATCGTCGAAAGGCCGGCACTTTCCGCGCGCTTTTCGAAGCCCTTCAACAGGTCCCGCGCGCTGCCTTGGATGCAGTCCGCCGTTACCATGCCGTGCCAGGCGACGTGACGGCGGAATTTCTTGCCCTGATAGGACATGAATGTCCATGACGGATGTTCGTCGCCAGTCACCGGATTAAGGCTCTTCGACTTGCGCGGCCGGTGATACCAGATTTTCCGCCCACTTGGCAGACGCATCGTCAGGAATTCATTTTCCTTGCGGAATTCGATGCCGACATAATTATAGGTTTTCGCGTGATCGCACCACACCGCGTCAACGCTCGCTTGCCAGAGCCCGTACCAGAATTTCGGCACGAGCGGCGCCACGTCTTTGCGGTAAGTGTCGATAGCGAGCTTGGCTAGCTCGATACTGTCTTTCGGCGCAAAGCGCGCCCGGAAGCCAACCGGCCCGAGCCCGTAGCCTGAGCCGAGAATGGTTTGCTTGCCTATTTTCCCCTCTTTGTAGTGCTCGGGCAATTTACGGTTGATCGGCCGCTTGAAAATCATGCTCGCGACTTCGGAATAAACGTCCTGCCCGCTATGCATTTGATCCACCCGGTCGTGCTGCCCGGCCATCGAAAGCAAGTTGCGGCACTCGACGGCGGCATAATCTGCCGTCACTAGAACCTTGTCCTTGTCCACGGACCTATCCGCGATGATGCACGAGCGCAGCGAGGAAATGACGGCCGTGAAAATGTCCGGCCCCCACACATCCCGAATCGTGCTTAAATCGCGAGTAAGGATAGCGTCGGCAAGCGCTTCGGCGGTCAAACCCTGTCGATCGCCGATCTCCCCCACGGGGTAGTTCTGAATTTGGATTAGCCGGCCGGCGTCGCGTCCGGTGCGGGCGCCGTGGTATTGTGTGGTGTAGCGCACGCGCCCGTCACTGCCGGCGCAAAGCAACATTCTTTCGAGCTTTGCCACGGACGACGACGCGAGCGAGCGGCGCAGGGTCAGCACTTCATGGATGTGGTAGGGCAACGGCTCTTGGAAATCGCTAATATCGAATTCGTCACCGGGGTCTAGGATCGCGTCGAGCGTGGCCTTGCGCATATCCGCCAGGGGAATACCTTGGTCCCCGACCCAATTTAGGATTTTCTCGCGCTGCGGCGGGTTGAGGCCGGTCAATTCCCGGAAACGCTCCGTCATCGGGATTCGGACTTGATCCAGCACGTCAATGCACGCCTCGACGAAATCCGTGTCGATTTTCATTCCGCGCTGATTTATCGTTTGGTCGAGTATCCACGTGTGGCGCTCGGACGGCCCTAGCTCCTGCGTGGCGACATAGACACCATATTGCGCGTCGGTATCGCCGTTGCAATATTCCGCTTCACGGGCGAGATTTTCCGGCGTGTGTTGCGACCAACCGCCATCCTTGTCGGGCTTGCACATTTTCATCATGAGCACATGCCCTTCCATGTCCTTTTTGACCGGAAGTTCTAGAGCGGACACGCAGGCATCCAGGCCGAGCGGGAGGGCCTTCATAGCGGCCACGGCCATCGTGTCGTGCCAGCGCTCCGGGCCTAGCGGCGGATAGCCCATAGGCACCATGTGGAAGTGCCACATTGCTTGCTCGAACCCACCGTTATGGGCGATGAAAATTACATTCGGATCCTTCGCCAATTCCATAAGCTGCGGATCGATAGCGTGCAGCGCCGCCTCCATCATGCAGCGCGAAGGGCTCGGGCGCTTATCGACGATGAGCTTTATCGAAAGATGCGTTATAAACGTCGTCATGTCGGCCGCATACTTCCACGCGCCAATCTTTTGCAGATCGGCACGGGAGGCGGTTTCAAAATCGACGACGGCGCTACGCATCAGTTTTTAAATCCAGGGAGGAATTGAACGCCGTGCGTGTTGAGCAGCGCCGGGCGCCACACGTGCCCGCAACGTTGGCAGGCGTGAGTGTGATGGGGCTTATCGGCGAATTCCCCGGCGTCGATATGCCGCTCGCCGCAGCCCGTCGCCGGGCACCACAAAAGCATAGGCACCGTGGCAATTTGATTGACCGAGGGAAAATCGTGAATATTTAGGAAATGGATCACAGGTCGTATTCCCAATTGCACTCTTTCGCCGTGACAGCGGAAATTGCGGCAGCAACATTCGCCCGGTAGTCGGCGCTATTGGTGCGGTAGGTATAGAAAATTGCTTTGTTAAGCGCACGGGGCACTCTGCGCCAATGAGGCCAACACATAAGTTGGTGCTCTTTCGCCGGCCTTGTGCAGCCGGGAATAGGGCAGGAGTGCCCGCGCGTCACGGGCGAAGCACGTCGCAGGATTCGAACTGTCCGAAGCGCACCCGCACACCGGCATAAATTAGCGGGGAGCCGATTTGCTGCCCGGCAATTGTACTCATGCGCTCCCGCCAAAGGGGATGAAAAACCATGTCGGGTTTCGGCAAATTCCAGGCGGCACAGAAGTTGGAAAGCTCGCAAATCGCCTTATTCCAATCTGCCACGAACGCCTCGCCAGGGTTTTCCCAAATATCGCGGGCCTTGCTGCCCTCAAGCGATTTCAGGAAATCCGCCACTTCGTCGAGCATTTCGGCGTCGCTGCCGGCTGCCTCGCTCTGAAGGCTCACACCTTCGTTAGCCTGTATCGCCGCGTCGTGGTGCCGCTTCATGCGGTCCCGCGCACGCTCGACGGCATAGCGGTGCTGTTCCCAAGACATTAGAAATCCTCCCGACTATTTGGAATTGCTGTGCTGGCCTTCGACTTCCGGGCGCGGTGCGTGATCGCGCAGCCGGCGTGCTGAAGGCGCCAGCCGTTGCCGAAGCGCTCGAAATGGCCCTTGCCTGTCTCGACGTTGCAGCCGCAGCGGTAGCACTTGCCAGGGTATTGATTTCTCATGGATCGCCTCCCAAGCGAAAAAGTGGTACGGCTTTAAACTCGCCTATTCCCGCACCATACCCCGGCTTTGGGGCGTACCGATTAGAAAGCTACATCGTCCACCAAATCGGAATTCGACGGTGCGTTAGCGGTGGGGTCGAAATCGGAATATCCGGCGTAGCCGCCGAACACGTCGTTATTGTTCGACCCGCCCGACGCCAGGCGTTCGCCCTTGCGGACGAACAGCACATTCTGAAGGTAGGCGGTGCAGCCGTCCTTTGCTTCTAGCGTCTTGCGGCGGAAGCCCTTGAAGGCGACGGCCGGAACGACGATCGCGCCCGGATAGAAGAAATCCTTCCCGGCCTGCGCACGTGCATGCTCTTCCCACCTTCCAGGCGCGCAAGCTCCACGTCGAATTGCGACGACGCGGTCAGGATGCCGGCATAAGGCTCATAGAGCTTTGCGCGGGCTTCCGCCTTTTCCTTGAGCTTGAAAACTTCGTCGGGCGATTTGCCCTGCGCCTTGAAATCCGCCGTCATTATTGCCCGCTTGCCGGCAGTCTTGCCGCTCTGGCAGGCGAGGTAATAATCGGCGGGACTGGTGAAGTTGCCCGTCTCGGACTTGATCGCCTGCACCATGATATCGATGATGGCTGCCATGTCCACATCCTCGATCCCGAAGGTTCCTGAGAATTTGGCGACGGCGTTTGGCGTGTCCCGTGGCGCGCTCTTAACCGTCACAGACGAGTAGAGCAGACGGGCGGGCTTAGTCAGCGTATAGCGATGAGTTTCGGCCATTTTAGCTACTTCCTTTTGCCCTGTTGAATTCCCTTGCCTGTACGGGGCGCAGCACCGGCAGGAGGTTCTAGAATTACTATTTCGCGAACATATATGCAAGCATATTTAATAGTTCGGGCACGGTGAGCTTTTCAAAGCGGTCGCGCTGCGCAGCTTCACTATGATACTCCATAGCGATTTGGGCCTTTATTTTTTCCTCTAAAGAGGCGAGGACCTTTTCCACGTCAGAAATCCTCTATCGCAGCCGCCGCGTGAGCAGCGAACACACCAGCGTTTCCGGCGGGCTTGGCTTCCGGGCGTCGATCGGTAAGCGGGGCGACGACCAGGCCGGCGCTATCGGGCTTGTAGCCGTATTCCAGCGCCAATTCTTTACCCCGGCTCGAAAGCTTTTCGATCGCGGCCGGCGAAAGCTCTTTGCGCGGGGCAAAAGCCTTTTCACCGAACGCCGCCTGAATTGCCGCGACGCCGCCGGGCTTCCATACGCGCGCCGTCTGTTTCTCGACGAGCTTTGCGCTCGTGATTTTCCCGCCGGTCATCATCCGGTGATGCACGGTCGTTTCGAGCACCTTCATGAACCGCCGCGCATGTTCGCGCTGCTCATAAAGCTCGTCCAATTCTTCGTTCGTAAGCAGGGTGACAAAATCCTCGGAAGCGTCGGCATAAGTGCGGAACGCGCGTTGCATTTTGATGCAGGAAAGCAGCACCGGGCAGAACTGGCAATGCTCGCCAGGCACATGATCGTCATCGGTGACGGGCTCGCGCCGGGCGTAGAGCGCGTTCATGCGGGGCAGCAATTCGTTGTGAAGCCAGTCACGCACGAACCCGACCGTCACGATCCAGATTTCCGGCTCTTCGAAAATCCCATAGAAATTCGGCTGGACGATCCCGAGATTGACGGGCATTTCGCGCTGCGCCGGCTCTTGCAGGAAGGGTTCGCTCATAATCAACAGCGACGCATAATAGAGCATCTGTTCATTGTTGACGACCGAAACGCCGATCCCTTCGCCATTCTTGTAGTCGCGCAGGAACACGCCTTGCAGCTTGCCCCACCAGCCGAAATCGACCGTACCTTTATAGAGCGGGTGAACGTTGGGAAGCTTGATCGTGTTTTCGATCAACAGCCGGCCAGGCTCTTGCCGAGCAGCGAGGATTTTCATGCACGCATTGAAATAAATCTGGACAGCATCCAAATTGATTTCGCCCTCCCACCCGACCTTATAGCCGTTGAACTCTTCGCCGAGAAATTCATAGGGCTCGATTGCCGTGGCGATGGCTTCCGCACCTAGCTCATGGGCGGCGGTCCCGAGCGCGGCGAATTCGCTAGGCACATCCTCGAATTGCCCGTCTTCGATTTGCTCGCGCTGAAGTAGGAACGAAGCTTCGCAATTTATGAAGCGGTGCGCGCCGCTCCCGCCTAGCGGGCTGTGCTCAAGCTCAATCATGAGGGTGTTCCTCGGCAACGGATAATTCCGCCTTTAGCTGGCGGAGCGCCTGCATCGCTTCGGTTTGGTGGGCGGCGCCGAGAAATTCCCAAATCTCCGACAGGGCGACACGGGCGGCGAATTGCCCATCTTCGTTCATGTGGAGCAACAGGGAATTTTGCGCTTCCAGCTTGTCGCACTCGCGCTTGATTTCAGCGATTTTGTCGTGCTCACGGCCGGCACGCTTGAGAAAAGCATCAGCCATGCGGAAAGCGTCGAAGCAAATGCGGGCGTCAATGTTGGCGCCATCCGGCGCGTATCCTGCGCCAGGCTGATGTTGGCCGGCGGACGTGGCGGCGATAATCGCGGGCAAGGCCTCAAGCGCGATATATTCACGGAAAGATAGCTCTGAGAGCTTCATGGCGATTTCCTTTGGCTACTTACATGGCTAGAGTGGCAGACTACCGGAAATTGAGGGGCAATTTCCGGCCCCGGTCTGCCAGCGGGATTCACCGAGCGGGGGATTTTACCCGGCGAATTCGATCCCCGCCTTCAACTCGACCGCCTGCGCGAAATTCTCGCGCTCGTCGGCCGGGATGTTCCGCGAGTGCGGCACGATGCCGTCCGGAACGAATTCCGCGATCAGCGCCTTGACGGGCGCCGGATCGCCGAGCTTCACGGCTGCCTGATTGCAGAGCGCGCCAAGATCGGCGTCGGTCCACTTGCGGGCCGGGATGGACGCAGCCGCCGCCGCGTCGGTGCCGTTGGCCTTGTCAGCCGCCGCACGGAACGCCGCGAATTCGTCGTCATCTTCACCCGTCGAAGTAGCAGGCGCGCTCGACGCAGTGGCGGAAGCAGCGGGCATCGTTCCATTGGCCGGCGTGCCAGTGCCACCAGTTTCCTTGGGAAAACCCGGCTTCGGCGCCGGACGGGAAACGCCGACCTTCATGCGCCACAGGCCGTCCTTGGTCGTGCCCTTGGTCGAAGCGTGCAGGCTCTCGTCCCAGGGCCAGCCGGCCGCGTCCACCTCACCCGAGACAGCGCCAACAGTGTCGCCACCGGACGGAGCATCCGCAACCGGCGCAGCGTTTGGGGCAGGTTCGACGTTTTTCGCCGAGGCTGCGCGGCTGACGGATGCGCCAGCGGAAATTGCGGCGCCCGCGACCGACGACATGAGCAGGGACATGAGCGGCCCCGAAAGCTCGATAACGTGAGTAATCCGAATATCCATTTCACTTTTCCTTCTGGTCTAGAACGCGGTGTATCGCGTTCATTTTTTCAAGCGCCCGGACTAGAATTTTCTCCGATATGGAGCCGGGGGCTACGAAAATTTCGGCGTTGACTAAATTCTCTTGTCCGATCCTATCGAGACGGGAGACCGCTTGCTCATTCTGCGCCGGAACCCAATCGGGCTCTGCAAGGTAGCAGTGTGAGCAGACTTTCTGTAGGCCATCAACTCCGGTCCCGCCCGAGAGGATATTGCTAATGAATACCCTCTTATGAGGCAAGGCGATAAAATCGTCAACCGCCTGTTGCTTCGCATTTGCCGATTTTCGGCTATCGAAACGAACGGTACCAAACCGGGACAACCCTTCCTCGAATAAACTAAGCACGTCTATGTGCCAGCCGAAGATTACGAGCTTTTCCTCCGACCCTTCAAGGAAGTCCGCCGCATAGTCGATAATCTGCGGCGCCAAGGCTAATCCCATCAGCCGGCGGGCCTCCGCGATATGGCCCAAAACCTCAATATCCTTGGTCGTCTGGATTTCGTCGATCGATAGACCTAGCATCCCCTCAACGTCGAGAGCGCCCTTGACCGCGCCATTTTCCTCGCATTTCACGATGGCGTAGCGCGGGACTTTCATCCAGGGCAGCACGTCGCGCTTTTCGTGTCGCGCCATGATGTTAGCGCGCAGCCGGTTCTGCAATTCGTTTTCCAGGCTGGTACTTTCCAGCTTGAAGCGCTTCCCCTCGATCGTCTGCATGTCCGCCTGTTTATTGTAGCGGTTTTTGAATTGCTCTTCGCTGGCGAAGTCGATCGCCTGCCAATCGAAATGGCGCAAGAGCACGTAGCATTCGCTCGGGCGGTTGAGTAGCAACGTGCCGGTAAGCGCGAGATGGTGCGTGCAGTATTTGGCTATCGCCGGCATCTTGACATTGCCGTGCTGATATTCCCCGCGCGTGTTCCCGAGCACGGCCCGCGTCGTCAGCGCCTCGATATTTTTCATCTTGTGGGCTTCGTCGCAAATCAGCACGTCCCATTGATGCTTGGCAATGGCCCGGATGATCGCCGGGTTTCGCGCCGAGTCGTAGGAGATGACCTGATAATTCGCAGTCGGGTGGATGCCGTCTTTCACCTTCAGCATTATCGAGACGTTGCATTTCGGGATCGTGGACCATTCCCGGATACGCTCGCCCCACTGGATGCGGACGGACGCCGGCACGATCACGAGCACGCGCGCCGCCTCTAGTTCATTACAGAACGCAATCGCCGTGGGGGTTTTTCCCAAGCCGGGCTGATCCCCGTCGATCCCGCCGCCGCGCGCCAGGAGATAATCTAGCGTGGCCTTTTGGTAATCCCACAGTGCTTTGCCCGGCGGAAGTTTCCGCGTGCCGACCCCGTCGAGTGCCCGCGATAGCTCAATCTCTCGCTTGTACGCGGCAAGCTCAGGCGCGTCGCCTAGATCGCAAAAGGCATAGGGGTTGTCGGAAAAGAGCACCGCCTTTTCACGGTTCGAGGCGGACAGGCTGAAGGCTGCGCCGCGATAGGCCATCAGCGCCGCGATTTCGGATTTCCGAGCCGCCGGCACTTCCAGAATATAGTGCCCCTGATTAGCGGACGTTTTCACAGATCGAAAGCCGGCGGTGCAGCGACCTCGATATCCTCGACTTTAAGCACGGGCAACGGCCCAAGCCAACCGATGACGCGGCGCTGCGGAATGAACGTCGAGTGCCACCGCCGATCGTGCCAAGTCATGATTACCGGCTCAACCCAAGCTTTCGCTTGCGACGCCTCGCACCGGATGAAAGCGACGTAACGCCCGTCAATGATCGGGTCGCCCGTGTTGGGGAAAAGATTCATAAATCAAACTCCGGGGTTTCGACGCGCAGCTTGCCGAGCGGCGGCTTTGTGTAATCCTTGGAAATCACCGGCAGCGGGCCGGTGAACGCCTCGATTTCCGCGCTGCCCCATTTCGAGGCGCGGCCGGGATGCCACCATTCGCCGCCGTGCCATTCGAGAATGCGCCAGGCATACCACTGGCGCGCGGCATAAATGCCCGGTTCCGTCGGATTTCCGATTTCGATTTTCACAGGTCATACTCCGCAGCCGGCGTATAGGTTTTCGTGTCTGGCGCCGCCTTGCTCTGCGTGATGCAGTTGCCTGAGCAGAAAACCCGTTCGTCTGTTGGGCTATTCCACCGATAGAGGGATTGCGGAAGTTCGAATAACATATCCTTGCCGCAAGTGGCGCAATCGAAAGGTTTGCCGCTCATAGGTCGTACTCCGCAGCCGGCGGAAGAGGGAGGCTTTCCTGTAACCGGATCGCTGCGCGCACCTGATCGTCAAGCCGGATCGAAAGGGCTTCGTAAACCTCTCTCCCATATTCGCCTATCATAGCCTTGATCGTCGCCAGGTCGAAGCCGCCGAATTGACCGGCCGCGATGATCCGTGCGCGGTTAAGCTGCTCGGGCGTATATTGCCGCGTGTCGCCGGCCGATCGCGCGACCGGACCTAGCAAGCCCTCATCTTCCCAAAAACGGACGGCCCGGCGGGTTGCGCACCCGGCCCGGCACATTTCATCAACCGTGTGAGGCATCGAAAAATTCCTTTTCAAAATCCGCCTGTGTCAACGTTCGATCGCGCCAATAGTGGCAGCGCTCGACAATGAAAAATCTCTGCGGAACAGTTGTGTGGGTGTAATAGGTGCCGAGGATCGGCAAGCCTGCAAAAATCAATTCATTCGCCAGGCGGTTAGCCCCCTTGATCGGCGTCAACCGTGTCGAGATGCCTAGCATGATCGCGAGCGGGGGAAATATAGGGGCAAGCTCCGCAGCGGTATAAAACGGGCGCACCTGCCAATGAGGTAGCCATGCGAGCACGGCGGCTCTGTCCGCGTCGAGCGGCGCTTCGTTGGCCCAAAGCTCGATAGTGACTTTCCATAGCCCGACGATTCCCGGCTGGTTGCCGGTGGCCTTCATCGCCTGCACGATGCGATAGGTTTCCGATTGCCAAAAATCCGTCACGCGACTTTCCTAATCGTGATGCGCCAGCCGAAGAAAAGCGGGATCACGAACATTCGCCGGTTACGCTCACTGAACAGGGCGGGCTCCGATTGCGGGCGCAGCCGCACGACAGGATGCTTAATTTTCACAGGTCAAACTCCGGTTCGTCGAGTTTAGGCGTGCGGCGGAATACTGGAAGCCGGCCGGCCATATGGTCTCCCGCCTCATCAGCCCTATCCCCGTCAAGCGCCTTTGCCCATGCCTCGGCTTCCGTGGCGGCGGTAAACCAAACCGGGGTTTCGACAACCTGCCTGCGTAAGAAAGCATATTTCATAGGTCATAATCCTGCGTAGGGATTGCCCAATTGTTTTTATCGGGCCGAAGCCATGTCAGATCATCATTCTTGAAAAGCTGTTTGCGGACTAGCTCGACGTCGATCCCGAACCGGCCCGCAATTTCCTGCGCCAGCGTGCCCATGGTAGCCCGTCCGCCCAAACCTTCAAGCGTCTTAACCACCTCTTGCGCGCTCGCCCATCCGTAGCGGCTCTTGCCGGCACCGTTGACGACTTCCGCCGGCAGTGCGGCCGACCGCTCCAAGACAATCGAAGATGACATTTCCTTGATTTGAAAATAGCTCACGTCGTCGGACACGTCAGCATCTTTTTGCTTGCGCACCCGCAACTCTGTCCCGCCTTGGCGCAGCTTCGTGGAAATTACCGCGTCCATGTTCGCGTAGAAAGCTGACGATCCTCGCGCACCCTTATTGCTGTCTTTGCCTTCATGGTGGATGCCGAGCACGAAACACTCGTAATAGCGCGCCAGATTTTCCATGAACGTTGTGATCAGTGTTGCGTCCTTGGATGAATTTTCGTCCATGCCGGTCGAAAGCCGCGCCATGGTGTCGATCACGATCAGTGCGGGCTTGGCCTTCAATTCCGCTAGGTCCGCTTTGACGTTTTCCCACCCTTCGCTATCGGTATAGAACGGTACGCGGTCCTTGACGATCATACGATGATCATTCCGGAATTCGATTTCCTGCCATTCCATCCAGGCCGGCCAACGTTTTTTCGCCTTCGC